CTCTGTTTCCATATAGGATACAGGATCAATATTAAGGATAGCAGCACGCATGTCTGAATTGACATACATAGACTTCTTACCATTAACCCAAGCTAGTTTAGAACAGTCAAGTAAGCCTTGTAGCTCACGCTCTTCAAACTTTTCGAACTTACGGAATACTTCCTCAGTGATTACTGAAGAACGAAACACTGCTTCCTGATTGGCTGTAGCAGTTTCTGATGCAGTTGTTTCGCCCTTACGTTGTCGGGTAATGCCCACTGCTTCCTCCCATTCGTATTTAATGGAAGTCATGATCTCAATCATGGACTTAGCATATTGTCCTAATTGACCATCTAGTATGGCATATTGATTAAATCCTTTTACACCCTCATCTGTAGGATTTATAAATGCAAAGCCCATAGCATCTGCATAATACATAAACTTATCCAAGTCCCATCCATCCTCTTTGGGTATAGCATCAATAGGCATAAGAAGAATTTTATCCTTATTCTTAGCCATGGTAAGTTCGAATCTATAATGGAATATGTTATATAGAATCTGGAATGGTAACCCTATCTCTACAAGAGACTTGTTCTTAGAATGTCTGTTAGAGAAGAATATGCCATTATAAGGTAACTTACAACTAGACAGATCATCCATCTTTGTACGTTGAACCTTGGTAGGTCCATAATCTACATAGAATTTATTATCAATCCTATAACACTCTCTTACTTCAGATACCCAAATCCAATATATATCCTCACCTTCGTCATCGACGTAATCTTCGTCTACTTCCATTTGTCTGAGTACACCTAACTCATCCATGTAGGTTAAGATACCAATCTTTTTAAAGCTCTTCCATACACAATGAACTACTTCAATAAGTCTTTCTTCAAGATACTGAGAGTTATCGTAGTTGGAAGTGAATGGTGTAAAGAATCCACCTTCTCTGTGTTGAGATGGATTTTCAAGCTCATCAATCTGATCAGGTTTAAGAACATCATAGAATCTATCTACAACCTGAGAGACAGTAAGTAACTTACGTCTAACTACAGATTCAGCATCCTCTACATATTCAGTCTCTGGACCTTTCTTAACATCTATATCAAAGGGACTAACCTCTTCATATACAACATTATCATGAGCTACATCTTTGTAAGTAAAGCATCCACCACCTACAGTGTAGTCATAAAAACTCTTCTGAAATTGATGTACTACTTCATTATCGTATAAGATATAGTCAAGTGCTTCTTGTCCTACAATAGCACGCTTATCGGCAGGATTAGCCGACATCTCTTCAAGAACCTGTTTAGGTTGTTGTACATCTTGATCTGGTACACCAGATTCTTCAATCTTATTTAATTCATTGATAAATACTCTTTGATAAACTTCAAGAGCTTGTTGAAATTGTGCCTTTTGAGCTTCAGTAACTGAATCAGCATTAGTAGCTACAACTTGATAGTTCTTAGGACGTTTAGATTTCTCTCCCATAAGAAGAGAGATAATTGGAGAGAGTATAGGATAGTTACGAATTCTAGCTGGAAAGTTTATTTTTTTAAACATTTCCGAGTTGTAAGGATTAGTAACGTATTTGTACATTTTATCATCCAACTCATTATTAGCAGCGTCATATAGCGACTTGAGATGAGCCTTATCAGAGGCATTGAACGAAGCTTCTCGGATGAGAGCTTCTGCACAAAGAATGTGGAATTCTTCATCCTTTTTTTTGTTAGATATCTTCTGCTTTGGAAAGCCGTATATGTTTGTAGCCATTATTTACTTATAGAATTCAGTGATTCGCTTGAAAAAGCTCCTACTATCGTCATTTACAGGTTTTACAGCACGTTGCTTATATTCGATTTCTTTAAGGAAGTACATTCCGACCATAAGTGCCATAGCTCTGTCAAAGTTACCATCTCTATTGTACTTAATCAACTCTTCAAGGAGTGCTGGATCATAGATAAGATGCATGTTTAGTTTATATTCACCATTCATCGTCCGCCCTCTCTGAGTTTTTAGCCAATCTCTTAAATATAACTCACCTTGAGCTTTACGTTGAGGAGTCATATGCATACCGTACCCTCGTTTAACTGAAGATTTAGGCATATTAGAATTATACTCAATTTCGAACTCTTCTTCAAGATATTGAAGTAATCTCATACGCTTAGCGTAGCTTATTACATCTCCCCTATCATTTTCAAATCCTATCTTAGCATTATAGTACTGAGCTAACTTAAATAGGTTTTCATTGTATTCATCTGTAGAATTGGGTCTCCCTATATATGATGCCACAATCATATCGTCTGGTTGAGAAAGATTGTTGGGGCGCTTCATTACAAACGCTGCACCGAGTGATACTGAACCAGTTGTTTTGTCTTGGGCGTAAGGGTCATGACAGATTATGTACATATGTGCAGGAACTCTACCAGTATCGTGATCTCTATATGGTGCCTGATATTGTACTATACAACCACTGTTATCCGCCTTCTGCTCATGTGGGAACTTATAGATAGGCTTAGCAGTATCATCTGGCATGAACTTAATAGTCTCTGGTGTTCTTACTAATCTACCAGCCACTCCCATATTTATAAGATGTGGATGAGCGTATAGATAGTTCTGCCAGCTTTGTAACTCTGCAACAGGAAGATTGTTCAAGCCTAAGCTCAACATAGCTTCTCTAGGGGTCTTAGGATTTTCTGCTACGAATCTATCTATCTGTGTAGGGTCTTTAGCTTCCTTACGAATCTTAGCTCTTTCCGTATCATAGAAGGCTATTGCTTCTTTTACGAACGAGTTTCCATCTTGATCCATGAAACCAGTAGCATTCTCATAAGCTGGTGCAAAATATCCACAAGCTGTTCCTCCTGCTCCCTCATCCCAGATATTATCATGGGCATATATATTATAACCACCCGGAGAGTAGAACATCTCACGTAAGCCTTCGAAGTCTGATCCCTCTTCACCACCAGTACCAAATGCAATTAAAGTACCTACAGTTGCTTTACCATCTTCTACAGAAGGTCTAGCTGCTGACCATGCTTCGAGTAGTCCGGGAAATTTACCAGCTTCCTCGAAGAAGATCAGCTCTCCACGTTTACCTCTACCCTTATCTGGATCATCTTTAAGAGACACACCAATGATTTCACTTTTGTAACCCTTCTCTACTGGAACACCGTTATTGTATTCAATGTATGATGCACGTTTGTGCATATCCTTGTCTACCTTCTGACGGCGTTTAGTCCATGGGGTATTTTCATCTATGAAAGCTATATAATCCCAACACTTATTTAGGAAACCATCTTTGATTAGATATTCTTTTTCAGATGCAAGTACAAAATTCTTACTACCCTTTTTAAGGAAGTAATTCCTGACAGCCATAGAGGCACCCTTGTATGAGTAACCCTTACCACGAGCTTTAAGTACGACTACATGTTTACCATCTTTAATAGCAGCATCTACAAATGTGTAGTATCTATGATCTCCATCCCAAAAGGCTGGGAAGGCTAGTTTCTTTGTTGCTGCAATACGTCCTTCTGTGATCTCGTAGGACTCAACTACTGTTCTAAGAATTGGACAATAGTTTAAATAGAAATAATGATAACCTGTTACTGTAACACCATCTACTGTATATCCATGTAGGCAGCGTCTAGTTTCCTCATCCCAGAATCGTTTATGATCAAAGGTTCCCGGAGGAGCAGCACAGTAGTAACCATACTTTTCAAAGTGTTTAGCTGCTTCCTGGAATTTATGAGTGTTTGTTATCATGTTTTAAAAATGGGTAGGCTATTTCAGTAATTAAGATTCTTTCATGAACCACCTACCCTCTCCCATCAGGTACCTTCCGACAGATTTAGATTTTCAATAAATTTATCCATTTTCTTATTAAACTCGTCAACTGAACCAGCACAGTAGAAACATTCATTTGTACATACTACAAACATTGTATCACCTTCCCAGTCGAAGTCTGCTGAATGTCCTTCTTCATAAGATAAGACCTCAGCTAAGAATATCCATTTTTTAATTTTAAGTGTTTCACCGGTTTCGTCATGCTTAATAAGCCTTAAGACGCATAGTTTAGTGAAACCGTCAGTTTTCGTAGAGTCCTGCTTTGCCACCACCTCTAAGTTTTGAGTTTTCGTGTTGTTCTTTTTGTACTTTTTCTTCTAAAGCAACTATTGTATTAATAGTCTTTGGAAGTTTCTCCGACAAGATAAGCAATTTTTCTAAAGTATCTACAGCAGTAACCATATCTCTATTATCTGGGTCTTTCATTGCATCAGATACTTGCTCATTCATAACATCAATAACCTTAGAAGCATTGATTAGTGCTTCCTTGGTTGATCTAAGTGCTTTAATTGAGGGAGTTTCCTGAAACTTGAGGTATACATCCATACCTTCTATTACATCTTGATCTGGCTTGTAGCCCTCACCAAGAAGTTTTAGAGATCGTGTGATTTGATCTTCTTTATCTACTACTGATTGATTACTATAGGGGGATTTGTAGTCACACATAAAGTATATGTATGCTAACTCGTCAAGGGCTTTTCTTTTGAATCTATCTTTATCCCTTTGGATTATCTTCTTGAACTGTGGTACCAGCCTCAGTTCCGGGCTGATCACTACTCGATCTTCTTCTATGGTAAAAAGTTCCATAATTTTCGTTTACTTTCTGTAATCTGTAGGGCTTAACAGTAAATTTCCCAAAGTAAGGTAATCTTACTGTTTCGAATTCCCCTTTCTCCATTGTATGCTTTACAAACTCAAACTGAGTCTTGACTATCTTCTGCGCTAGGCTCTGAGAGATACCTAGTTCCTTTGCTATTTCCTGAATTATCTTCTCTTCTATCGGAATCATAAATCTTATATTCTAATGTGAACTGATCTCCTGATAGATATATTGTGCTATCAAAGATGTTCTTATAACTAGTAAGAAGGTCTGAGTAATAGCTACTATAACTCAGAGCCTCTTCTATTGTCTTGTATACAAATCTTGTTACGACTGCTCCCATACGATTTCAATGGCGTTTTGGTCTTTACTGGGGATTAACATTGGGTTAAACCTATAACCATCCACAGTTTGAATAACAGCCTGCTTGTCTTTTAAGGCTTTTATATAGTTAGACACTACCACTGTATTCTTAAAACGCATTTGTTCTTTGACAGTCCTTCTTGCCTTTTTAGAGCAAGGTATCAACGGATCAGTCTCTATAAGCAGATTTAGTACTTCTAGTTCCTGAGGCGTCAAACCGAATAGACCGTTCAAGGTCTGCAAATATATCTTCTGAGTCAAATTCTCGTTTATCTTCAGGACTCTTTTCTCTTTCTTCATTTTTCTTAATCTTTTTGGTTAACCTTCTGCTAAGAAGCTCTTTAACACTCTTGAGCATTATAATAACACATTGATTCTCAGGTGACGGGTTTTTAGCTTGTAGAGCGTAGAATCTAGCTATTAGCATATCTACTACTTCCTCATTAGTGGTACCATCAACAAATCCACCAGTTATAAGCTTTTGTGTAAATCTAATTTCTTGTGGGAACGATCCTTTGAAACTCTTCAATCTATATAGGTACCCACTCTCAAGTATGTCCATGTCTTCTATTTTAAATACCTGTAAATTTACTCACAAGGTTTCTAAAACAAAAGACAGGGAATACCTCTTATTATTACCGACCTTTCGTGGTCTGGAACTGTCTATGTTCAGTAACTATGATACAGAAGGTAGCTACTAGTTCAGTTAATAAACTGCCAAATAGTACTTCTCTTGCTTCATCTACTGTTAGTTCGTCCACACTGGTTACCCAGGTTTTCTTATAGACTATCTCTCCGTTATACTTTAGATACAGACTAACCGTATCATCTATTTTGTATTCAACTAGTTGTATATCAGCTTCTCTACCTGCTGACTTGATTAACTCTGTTGCCGCTCGACATGCCTTCTCTAGCGTGTCTTTAATTGGTTCTATATTACTCATGATGAGTGTAACTTATTAAAACTGAATATGTATTAGCTCCTGATCTGGTTGTAGATACTTGATAATGTATTGTGTTGATACTCTTGTGAGTATCATTTATAAATCCATTGATTAACGATTCTAATATCATGGAATCGGTAGTCTCGATTATCTTTACCTTACCTCTCATTTCAAGTATCTCTTAACTATCTCTCTAATATCTGATTGTAATTGATCATCAGTTTCATGATTATAACCTTCTTCTGGTTCATCTACTACATACAACTCTTTCCATAGATCATAATCTATTCTTTCGATTATGTCTGATACCATTCTATCAATCTTTTTGTCTGTCATGTTTTCTAAATAAAGGATTAACTCTTGCCCAATACTCTTCTTCCAGCTTTTTCATCCATTCTTTTTGCTTTATAAACTCATCCCAGTCCATCCATAGTTTCTGACCGTTATGCTCTATTTCAATCCTCTGCATTGAGGTATCCACAGGCTTCGCAGGCATACCCATACTTTGTGACTCGTTTTCGTTCATATTTATCTACTCGTTTAAACTTAACTCGTTGAGGGCTAAGTGCCCAGTTATAACAGGCTTTACAATGAATGTCTGCTTCTATCTTGTATGGAGACTTGGGGATTGATTCCCCGGTACTCCTAACAAACTTCATTGTCTTAGTCCAGATATAACTATTGTTTAGTCTCTCGATTCTTTCTGTTGAATTCTGGTATTTACCAGAGCTATCTTTTATTTCAATCTTCTGTCCTATCTGGTAACTCATCATTTATAAATTTATTGTTTCTTCTACAAAACTCATATGCCATGGCATTGAATAGTACTCCTGCTGTATGAGGTAATCCATGTTCAGGATCAAACTCTTCTCCATTTTGAAGTGCTAGAACATGTCTCATTAGAGAATCTAGCAGTTCTTCCTTTACAAATCCTTTCTTCCAGTTGTTTCTAGCATACTTCTTCTTTCCAAACATTAGTACTTTAACTAGGGGTTCTAGACTAGGATAGTCTATTAAACTCCACTCAAGTTTACCTTCGTTGTAGCGCGTTGCCTTTTCCATTCTATCAAATCTCTATTATGTGCTGGAATCTTATCTTCTTCTTCAATTGTTGCCGTTGGATCGTTAAAAAATGCTATACCAGTACTTGTTGCGTATACCATAAACTTCTTTATAAGTTCCTGTTCTTCTTTTGGGGAGGTACCATAAGTTAACCCTCCTCGTCTAGTTTTTAGGGTTATTACCCCTGACGTTTTTTCCATTTCTTATAGTTTAATAAGGTTTTATTATCCCACTCAGGATCAGCTTTATCAAACTGTGAATAATACATGTCATCTACAAAACTACATATATCTTCATAATTTACAGATTTATAGGTACATCTTACTCCGTTCTCTTCTATCTGAACTAGAAGTCCTTTACCAGTTTGTACTTTTTTCATACCGTAAAGTTAATGTAAATTGTATATGTTAGTCAAGTATATTCTCGACTATATATTGTAATAGATAGGCGTAGGCTTCTTCTGAATTCTTGGAGAATCTTATACCTACATGTCTGAGTATATAGGCAGTTGCGTGAAGAGCCTCATGGGCTATGATTTCGAGCTTATTAAGGTTTCTAAAGCGTAAATAGACTTCGGAGGCATCTTCTTCATAAGCGAAGAGAGCTTCCATATTGTCTGATAGGGGGTGATCTATAAGGTCTTGATAATCATCACATTGGTTAATCATCAGATACTCTAGTATGGCTTCATCAGTTTCATCTATGAAGACATGTAAAGTTATCGGATAGGTATCGAAGGTGATCTTCTTTATCATTATGAGCTGGACACACCTTCAGGGTGGCGTAGGTATATTAGGGCTAGACTCATTAACTCGCTTCCGCTCGTAATACCTGGGATATTTTTTCCGTCGTTCCTCCTACAAAAATATAGGAAATTTGACCCATTGTCAAGTGTTTGTATATGACAATTTGTCAGGTATAGCATGACAATATGTCAAACGACCATTAATATACACTATTCACTGAAACGTGACACTATGTCAGATGGTGTTAATTTTATAGATTTATTAGTATGCCATTCTGTCAGGAATCTTTTCTTAAACTCTTCCTTACTCATATTTATCCATTCCTTGAAGGTTACTCCCTTAGATTTTAGTAAAGCCTCAAAATGCTTAATTCTAGCTGTTTTAAGCTTTTTCTTTAGTTTCCTTGGTATTCTTTTCATTTTACAAAGGTAGATGAGTTTACCCAAAAATTTTTATAAAATTTAAAAAATTGGGATTGTTGGTGTTTATGTGTACCATCCCCTTCAAAGACCCCCACCTATTTGTGGCGGTGGATGGTCCCCCGTCAGTTCAACAAAACAAAACAATAATTTTATGATTACCACAAAACCGTTAGCATTAGGTTTACGTCAAGGTGAAGTAGCCTATGTTAGAGATGTTCCATCACAGAAGATGAAACTATTTGCCACAATTGTCCAGTTCTGGAAAGAGGTGGAGGGTGAATTCGGTAAGACCAGAGCAACTGAAGGGTTCTTCGGTATTGCTCTGACTTCTGAGAAGCCTAACCTCAACCCTGGTGAGAAGGTAAATGTCGAAATCGTCAGCTACCAGTCTGGTATCAATCCTAACGATCCTACGGGTCGTGAGAATTTACAGGCTCGTTGTCTGTTGATCAGTCGCGTTAAGGAGAATGAAACCCCTGCAAGGGTTCAGGCTGCTGAAGGTGCTGGAAAACAGACTACTGAGAAGTAGTTGAACTTTGTATGAGGGGTCGCTCCCCTCATACTTATACATTACATTACCCTGATATATTGTCATGTTCTATGTTTTGTCATGACATATTGTCAGTTTGTTATATCTCAATCACTAAAAATATGAAACGATTTATTGCTTTATGTTGGTCATATAGAATGTATTACTTTACATCTAAGATGGATAAAAGAATACGTAGAGCTATGATAATGAAGGATTTATTAGCTCTAAATCATTAATTCACTTAAATAACCAATAATATTAGTATTAACCTAACCAATCAATATTATTATGAGAAGAGTTGTATACACAGTCTGGATTTTAGGTGATGGTGACATATTCAAAGGTTACAATAACACTTTTGTGTCATCTCATCTTGATAAACGTGCTGCTACTATCATTGCTGATAACCAGTCAGGTATAATTGAAGAAGAATATGAATTACTTCATGAGTCATATATTGAACAATTAGAAAAAGCAGACGCTGAAATATTAAGAGTTCAACAAGGCGCTAGAAATATGTTAGCTTATGGAGGCTAATGTTAAAGATGGCTTATATCAAGTAACAACACCATATCTATGTGCAGGCTTTATAGTCTCAAATGGTGTTGTTACTCATTGTGCCCCAATACTAAAGCCAAAGCTTAACTATTGGGTAACAATAGCTAAGTGTATTAGTAATTGTGATAAACCATTTACTAATGGTAATTGTAACATAAAACTATAAACCAAACCTATATGGACAACTTATATGAAAAAGAGGTTGTAGTCAAATCAGTATCAGTGATCTCAGGTGAAACTAAATACAGAGAGGATATCAGTAATAGTGATATTCCAATATTAAAGACATTCTGGGAAGATAATGATATTCAAGAGATTACAGTTGTATCAACCAATGTAGGCTTTGTAAAGACATTTACAAAAGTCTATGTAAAAGAAGAAAAGCCAAAGTCATGAGAACATTTCTATTAAGTACAAACATTGCCAGATCAGGATATCCTTGGGAGCATCTTGAAAAGGCTGTAAGAAGATATCATGTAAGATTAGCATTAGCAAAGTTAATAGCTAATAACCCAATGCATAGAGTAATAACAGTAAGCCCATCCTACTGAGATTTCATGACATTATCCTTAGCAGGGTATTTAATCTTGAATTAACAAGGGGTCATGGGATATATCAAATAGAGGTATGTATGGTGTAGTAATGCACACTATTTGAT